CTAGCATTCCAGCCCAGCTGCCAACTTAAGGCTAGAATTTTGGATTTCATTTTTAATTGCGGTAACATCGTCATCCGTTAGTTCTTCTAAAGAATTCAAAACTAAATCACGAAATACATCCTTTTTCATAACTACCACATCCTTATACCATCATTCTACTATACTAGCATTCTTTTCCGAAGATAGAGGCTAATATTTTTTCTATTTGTGTTATCTGTTTTTTAATTAAAATAGCAGGCTAACAGCCCACATGACTAACCACGCAATTAAACTAACTCCACCAACAAAGCCCCAATTTAAAACTATGCTGAGTACAAATAGCCAGAATGCCAACTTGCGTAATCCTTTGAAATCATCATAACTAAGGGCTGATTGACCACTAGCTTTACGGGCATTTGATCTATCTACATGTTGCTCATGGTGATACCAACGACTTAAACCTAATAATTGTAATAAACTTCCGAACATTTAACATTATCTCTTTTCTTTATTAGACTCGTTACCATAATTTAATACCATATATGATAGTTGTCAACGGTTAAACACAAAAAAATCCCCCACGCCGAAACGCAGGGGATTAATTATAGTACTATTTTGTTGATTGTGAGTCTGATTCAGTGTCAGATGCTTTAGAACTATTCACTGCAGTGGCTGCGGAAGTTGGTGTTTGCACTTTATCAGCAACCTTATAAAATGTTGCTTCGATTTGACCTTTCCCTTTACTATCAACTGTTGGTGCTGTCACTGTTTGAACGTCAGTAATCACACCAAGCATACCAAGGATTGTCAGTACAGTGTTAATAACACCAACAATGGCTGACCAGTCACCGGTAAACTTAACACCAAATATAGCCAACACTTGTTGAACTAACACAATTAATAATGAAATAATTCCAGCAATCAATTTACCATTTAAGCTTCCATCGGCATTCTTAAAACTAATTTTTTTCATAATATCCTCCTATAAAAACTTTTCTGCGATATAAATAACTAACGTGACAAGTACGCCACTAATCAAGACACCGATAACCCAATTCTGTATCTGTGTCACTCGGTCTATTTGATGTTCAATCTCAATTGACTTGGCTAGTGCCTTATCAGCCTTGCTATCAATATCATCAACTTGATTAAGCTTGTCTTCAATGTTCTCAACTTTCGTTTTGGTGGTAGCCACATCCTTTTGAATGTCCATTAGTAATTTAGTTGTATCATCATATTGCGACATTATCTCACCACCAATCGCTGGCCAGGATAGATAGTGGTGTAAATCGTCTTTCCATTCTGACTAGCTAAAGTAGCCATATTTAGGCCGTTGCGGTGTGCAATTGTCCACCAACTGTCGCCATACTTAACTGTGTAATACGTGTGAGCTGCACCACTCTTTACATATTTCAGCGTATTACTTGTCGGGCCGGTTGCTAGATAGCCATAACCATTAAATCGCGGCTGACGTACCCAGCGATACCCGCCCTTAATAATGGCTTGATCAGTCTTAATCGTGGTTCCAGCTGGCAAAATAGTGATTACATTTGATGACGTTGACGTGCTTGTGTGCAGCTTAACCGCAGTCTTTAGTGTGTAAGTTTTAGCTTCCTTAATCCACTTGGATGATGCAGATTGCTTGTAAGTGTGTTTGTTGGCTTTTTTGTTGTTGTTTTTAACTGCACCTTTGTTAGTCGGTTTAACTGTTGATTTTTGACCAGCAGTGTAGTAGTTGCTATTTAGCTGGCTAACATCGAAGCCACCATAGCTAATACGGAACCTAGCCGTTGATGACCACTGCCATGCGTGATTAGTTGAATACCAGTTCTTACCACTAACCACATATGGATAGGCAGCAATCCAGCCGGTTCTTCCCTTAATGGTCATTTTAGTGTTAGCCCATGATCCAGACGTGTAAATGTCGGCCCGATAACCAAACTTCTGAATCTCTTGCATGAATGCGGCATTGTTGCGGTCGTTGGTTGCTCTGGATTGGTAATTTTGCTCCTCAGCTTCGACGTCAGTCGCTAGTACCGCACCAATTGGTAATCCTGCCAATCTAGCCGTTCTACCGGCGAAGTCAGCTTCAGCAATCGCTTGAGCTTTAGTGGCGTAGTGCGCAAAATGGTAACCATTGATATACATTCCCGCTGCTTGGACATTTGCAATGTTGCTGGCAGCATATGGATCCCTGTATGTACTGCCTTCACTGATTTTGACCGTAACAGCCTTAACACCGAACTCGTTACGCATGGAAACATACTCTGCCTTTGACATGTAGCCGTTATTATTTGACACATCGACCATATCCATGCGAGCAGCATGACTGGTAGTATTGCCCAATAAAAAGGCCATAAAAATAGCCCCCACCATTAAGATGAGTGCCCTTAATTTGTGCTTATTCAATTGTTTGCCTCCTATTTTAATATGTCTTCTGTTGCTGGCGTCCAACTAACTGGCTGAGTTACTGCTAGTTAGTGGCGCTACATATGCTTCACCAGTAATAGCCTTGTAATCGTCAGCAGTAATGCCATCCGGTAATCCAACGACTGTTGCTAACGTTTCCTTGCTAATTGTCTTCCAATCTTGATATGCCCATGTATAAATTTGAACCATTATGCTGTCCCCTTTGCTGATTGACTGAGTGCAAGTTCTGTAATTGACTTCTGTAACTGATTGATACTGGTTTCTGATACCGTTTGCTGTTGTGCTAAAGTCGTTGCCGACTGTACAGCTTGCTGACTAGTCTTCAGCACATCGGAATACTTGGCACTCAACTCATCAAGGGATAACTCTGGCAAGTTACCCGGATTGAGTACAACCTTTTTATCAGTATCGTACCGAAATTTATCCGAATATTGAGCAAACTGGGTAATCCATGAATCGAGAATGAACACCTTTGTGTACCCGTCTGCTTCTGTATTTTGGTAAGCCGTGATGAAACCATCTGTATCATATTTGATATAAATAAACATATAATCGTCCTTTCTAAACGGTTGCTCCTGTAGCATCTACCCAGTTCTTACCTGTGTACCATATTGGCTTGTTTAAACTAGTGTCAAAATACTGATACCCTGCAACTTGACTAGTAGGGCGAGAAGCTGTGGTACCAGTATCATTAATAGCAAATGGCTTATTGTTAGTCCCGTAAGTTGGAACGGTATCAAAGTTGTTAGCTCCAGATAGGTGAGCTACTGAATAATCATTAGCCATTCTTACCCATGGAGACCATGAACCAGGATATCCAGACCGCATTCTATATAAAGGCTGTGCAGGACCAGTAGTATGCGCTGTTTGAGTAACAATATTTCCCTCGGAAGCAACAACTAAATACCCCCAATAAGTATCATTATCAATATAATTGGTGAAAGATGCTGCTATAAATGGATATACTCCGGGAGTAAAAACTGTATCTAAATCTACCCCAGAAGCGAGCTCAGAATTAACAACAGCTTGTGGAACATCTTCTAACCCAACAACATCGCTGGCTGGTTTACGCATATCTGAAACGTTAACTTTTGTACTCAATCCATTGTTTAAATCAGTAACAGTAGTGTAGTTACTTAAATCTGGAGTGTCACCTTTATCGCCCTTATCACCCTTGTCACCCTTAGCGATTGTGCTTGCGGCTTTATTCATTGCTTTCACAAAATCATCAAAAGTAATCGTGGTAATCGTGCTACCAGTGGTGCTTTGAATGTTATTGGTAATAGTAAACCCGGTTGACCCATCACTAGGGTAGATTGATGTCCCAGTACTATCAACCACCCAGACTTCAATGTCATAGCTACCAGCTGGTAAACTAGTCATCAAGTCAGCATTAAAGGTAACGGTAACTTGACCAGTCATTGGGTCTGTTAAGCTAGCTGGATCAACTGTAGCCGATTTAAGATAGCCACTTTCATTGCCCAATTTAACAGTAATTGAGGTGGCGTTAGTTAAGTCAGTGGCCACATTATCATTGCCACAAATTAACGTAAAACTGGTAGTTGTATCGCCAATTTTTACCGTTTGTGGTGAAGTATCGGTAAAACTAAGCGTTTTCGCCATCTTTAGGTGCCTCCTTTTCAGCCAACTTGGCATTAAGCTGGTCAATTTGAACTTGAGCCATTGCTAATTGTTGGTCTTTAAGGGCAATCGCTTGGGCATAGTTACTCGTCAGTTTGTTAATCAAAGCTTGTGCATCAATATTCATAATTTAAGCCTCCTGTTTGTTAGCTGCTTGTTTAAATTCGTCTGCTAATTTACTGGCGACTAAAGTCCTGTGCCCAGCATATGGGTCACTAGCTGTCGCCTCATGATAAGCGTTGGTAATATCATCATTGTTCACATTGATGCTACCAGAAACGTTATCGTTGGTACCCTGAAATTTAGCAGTAAACTCGATTCTAGTGGTTGAGTTGTCGCCATTGGGTGTCACATAAGTAATACTTATTACATTCATTTTTCCATCTCCAGTCTAGTTAATCTCATGCTTAATTCGCCAATCGTTTTATCTTGATCTTGTACTCGCTTGATAAGAACACCGGTTAAGCTGTCTAAGTTAATTCCAGTACCATCTTCATTAAGTAGTTCGGATGGCATACTATACTGCTTGCTGTCAGGGCTATTAACGTCATCAATCACGCCACCATACTGATACTTGTATGTGGCGTTATCATTAGTATATCGGAACTTTTCTACATCAATAGCATTAAGCAAGCGTGACGATTCAGCGGTACTTAATGGCGTGATATCGTGTTTGATACTCAATCGTGACGATTTGGTAAACGTCTTGGCTACAATTTCGATTGGGCTACCACCTCCACCCGGCTTATCTGTAAAATACAATGCCTTACCATCCAGCATGGCGATTGAGTGGTAGCCATTCAGCGATAAATTACCAAATGTAAACGTTGCTTCCTGTTTCATTTGAATACCGCTATTAAGATATGCCATGCCGCTTGACACGAACTCATAATCCGAAAGCATTGCTGAAATTGCCTGTGAGCCATTACCGTCATTGATATACAATCCGGTACCATCGATGTAAACACGAGAATTAACTGATGACTTATCATCACTAAGAATATCAAGCTTTAGAAATGCCGGTGTCAAAGTTGATTGGGCTATATTACCAATATCTGGATGAGCTTGGTCAGGGGCGGGAACAAACTGTGTTGAGCTTGCCCAATGTCCCCATTTGTCACCGCCGATTCCGTTTAGTATCTTGTTATAGTAGATAATATGTGCCGTTGATTGGATATAGCCATTGGCAATTTTAAGTGAACCAGTACCATTAATCGGTTGAAACCATCCGATATCGTCATGAACGCTGTAATTGCCAGTAATTTGGCCGTTATCGCCCAGATTTAGATTGGGGGTATTAATAGTTGTCCCATTGATAGTTGAACCATTAATCGTACTAGCATTGATTGTTGGTGAGGTTAATGTGCCACCAATGAGTGTCATGTTCTTAGCTGTTATTGCACCGTCTAAGTCTACCGTGAATGTTCCATTATTAGTTGTAAAAGTATTGGCTGAAATATCAGCCGCTGTCAGCTTCTTACCAACAAGGAGCGTGTCAATGTTTGCACTAGGAATTATTACAGGGTTAGCCGTGTCAAAATAGATAGTCTTACCAGACAATGTCAGTTGACCACTAGATGAAATTAGGGTGTTACCAGCTTGGATATTAATCTGGTCAATTAGGCCATCTTTGGTAACTCTAAGGTTAATATCACCACTTAGCTTTGCAATTTCAGCGGTAGCACCATTAGCCACGCCAATAGCACTATTAGCTTGGCTAAACGCTTGACTTGCTGTTGATGCTGCTTGACTTGCAGCACTAGCGGCACTGGTGAATTTATTGTTTGTGTTGTTTTGTAGAGCGTTTTGAAGCTTTGATAATTCTTCGTTATAAGCGTCTCGATATTTCTTGTATGTTACACGGTCAACATCACTAGCATGATTAGGGTCTGCTAGAATGTTGGCCATGAACTGGTTTAAGTTATTGTACGCCGCAGTTACAGCTGTTGTGTCAATCCCATCATCTCTAGCGTTCTGTATGAGAACGTTATATTGAGATGTCAAACCAGCGAACTGTGCAACGTTGCTTTGCTTTTCAATGACACTCATTAAGTTGGGGTCATTTAAATTGGCAATCCCACTAGCGGCATTATCGGCTGTATTTTGAGCCTTAATAATTTTGATACCGTCATCTGTCAGAATGACCTGAGTTGGGTTAGATTCTGCCATTTAATTCACTTCCCTTCTAATTGGCCGTGTTATCATCAGTTGTGCTTGTATTTAGGGTGTCAGCAGCTGGTCTAGCTTTAATTGGTATCGAATAGACCCGTTCAATCGGATTACCATTGACCCAACAGTTGAACGTTAGCAGCAAAGCTGAGTTGCCTGTTGAATCATAGATTGCTTTGACCGTTTCAGGTTCCATCACGTCATCTGCAGTTTTAAAGTCCATATCAAGCATTAAGTTTAGGGCGAACTCTTGACCACCATGCACAACATTAACGCCATACAACATGCGATTATCGTGTAAGTCAGCACCACCGAAATTCCAATAAACATATGGAAAATCAAGTGTTTGTGATTGGTATGCTTGACTAGCCTCATAGCCATAATTGAAGATGTTAAAGGAGTATTTAATGTTATAACTGCCATTCTTTAAATCGGCTAGCGTCATGATATACATGGCACCGCTATTGTTACCAACTAGCACATAACCATGTTTAAAATCCATGCTTAAACGCATATATCTGTTCATGGAATAGTAGCGTTCAATTCGACTATCATTGGCTTGCATGGTTGTTCCAGCGACATACGGAAAACGTGAGACGGTTGATACACTATGTGTGTTATCAGTGTAATTTGCTGCCCAAATATAAGGCGTTCCATCAACTTCCTCAACATCAAAGCTAGCTCCGTGTCCACCATATTGCATAATCATCTTACTAATTGGCTTAAAGTTGCTGTCATGCAAAACATACATCGTATCTTTGGTTGAATCAGAATTAATCGAACGACTAGTTAAATATTGACCGTTACTTAGTGGACACATATACTGAACAACACTATATGACCCCACCACATCATCTGATCGTTTAAAGTCACCCCAATGCTTAATACTAGTGGTATCTAGTGTCACCTCAGGGTCTGATTGAATATAACCCGTTTCAATTGTGCCATGCAAAGTACCAACGGCACTATAGGGTGCCTGTATTAAATAGCCCGTATTTTCATAGCCGGTATCAATAGTGCCGTTTTGGTTATACCGACGCCAGATAAACCCCTTGCTATCAATATAGGCTGAAATATTAGTGCTGCCTTCCCAAGCCTGCAATATTAATCGTTTAGTTTGACTGGGGTCGGTGAAGTTATTGCCGTCGGGAGTCAAAGCAACCGGTTTAACCGAGCTAGCATCCTCCCTTGCCTTTTCAATTGCACTACTAATGGCACTTTGATAGCCTTGCAACCAAGCCGGAGTGGCAACTGGCACCGTGACATATTCACCAAATCCAACGGTATTACCATATGGATTGGCAAAAGAAATTGTTCGTTGAATTACCCGACCACTAGCATCTAGGGCTGGCGTGATTTGGTCATCCTTAAAGCGAATGGTAGCACCTAATGGTGGGTTAAAAGTTGGCGTCACATTAACCTCATAATATGTCCTAGGGTGATTGAAAAGTTGTAACATCTGTTCAGCCCACGCCTTTAACCCAGCCGCATGTTCAATTAGATTAGCAGTGATAACACCCTCGTAATACAATCCACTTTGCCAATCAGGGTTATATTTCTGATTAGCTTCATCATCAACGATATAAGCTTTTCCATCATTGGCAGCAGCTATGGTATTACCATTAGCCCCATAAGCAATCAGCTTGGTGATTGGTGTTGATACTGTTGTCCGTTTAATACTAGTAATATTTTTACCGAAGATTGCTTCGTTATAAACCTTTTCGATATTCAACTGGTCGAAAACTTCACAAGTCTTCGATTGAATATTACCTTGTGAGTCAATTTCAACGTAGCAATCGACTTCCACGTTATAGGTCTGCAATAACGTTTGTAATAGTGCTGACGCTTTAGTCTTTCCATCAATTGAGATATGTGGAATCATTGCATTGGTTGTATTGAATTTGAGTGTCCAGCCGGTATCATTGAACACACTCAAAAAAGCGGCCTTGATAGTTGTATCTGAATCGGCCTTCGCAACTGGATAATGATGAGCCAACGTGAATAGGCACAAATTAGTAAAGTTAGCGGTTGTGACGTGCTTAGTGGCAGCGGTATTGTTCTCCTCAACACTATAAATGTGCATCACATACCAGCGCCCCGACAAGGCATCATAATAGGCAAGATTGTTCCCGGCGACTACTTTGTCTGAATCAGGCTGACCTTGAAGCACGTCTAACGAGCCTTGATGATCAAACTTTTTAGACTGAGCATTTAGGTTAATGGTGCCGGTATAGCTATCCTTAGTGCCTACATTGACGTCATCATCGTAGGAGGTACTAGTTGTGTCTGCATCGGCGAGTTGGATTTTAACGCTGTCATTTGAAAATTTAGTAGCACCATCAACAGTTAGGGTACCAATCCGTTTCAAACTTGGATTTAGAATTAAATATTGATTGGCTAAAGCCATCGGTTAACCTCCTTGTGTTGCTATAATAATTTGGGTAGATATTTAAGCGTCATTTGAGCGTCATCTAGGTCGCCAACCATAGTTAGCCCATTAACACCCGGTCTTAATTGCGGATAATCGGTTGACCATACCGGCGATACCAAGCGTCCATTGACGGTCACGGTATCATTCTCACAATCCATGACAATCTCTTCCCCTGCATTAGCAATATAAGTAGGTTCATTCGGTTGTGGCTGGTTGTGTTTCCAGACTTGTAAATCGGTGAGAGTCATGAAAGGTGACATGTACGGTACCTTGACACTGTCTTCCGTGATAGGGTGTTTGAGGAATGTTTGACCAAACCCACCTAAGGCTGACTCATATTCATTATTAGTATCTACCCAGCGGCCGCTCGCAATTAAACGCGTGTTTCTATTGTGATAAGGCTGGCCAGTATAGAGACTGTATTGATGTAATTCCCACGTATAAACATTGCCGGCTTTCGTCAAGTCCATAAAGACCCAAGAATTGGTTAAAGGGTCTCCTTCTTCTTTATTAACAACTGTCACATATTTATTCACAGTCTCTTTGATTGATTTTTTCGTTACCTTGCCATTCTTAGACCTGCTTTTTTTAGTCACTGTTTTAGTGGTTGTTCCAGTTTTTATTTTAACTTTTTTATCTTTTTCGTTGTGAAATGCACCGTTAGGGCCATAGCCCCAATAAAGTGTTTTGTGGTTGCCATCATTAAATGTACTTCCCGGCTTGTACAACTGTAGCGCCGCATAGGTCTTGCCACCTTGCATATGGTCGCCAATGACAAACCGGCCAATCATATTACCACTGGCATCTAGCAATGAAAGTTGTACTTTTCCCATTGCTCGGCCGTTATGAGTGCCTGAGTGTCGCATATGATGTAACCCAGCACGTACGCGATAGTTGGTTAAAGCCTCGGTCATCCCAGTATACCGATAAGTTGGGCCTATCCAAGTAAAATCACGCGGATTAGTTGGTATCGGCCCAAAGTCTTTGTTGCCGTTCACAATTGCCACTTTCATGGTTGTTGAATTACTATTAATCTCAGCACTACCTTGATACTTGTACGGGCCTTCGGTTTTAATACCACTAATGGCATTGGCATCATTAGTCCACATCGCCATACTAGCAATAGGGTCATTAATCACATGAATATCGGGTTGAATAGCATTGGCTTGGTCGTCAGGAGTTTCCGGCCCTAAACCAAACTGACCGCCATTAAGATTGAAACCAATGTATTTTAATGGTCGTTTAGGCACAACCTGAATAACTGGGGCTGTTCGTGCGGTGCCATCAACAGTAATTGTGTTTAAGCCATTATTTAAAGGCTTCTCAACCTGTGGCAAGGTCGCCCGTGGGTCAGACTGCACAAAGGTAATCGTAAACGTCATGTCATACATTCCCGGGTTAATCGGGGCTGGATCACTAATTGCGGTAATATGCCCCCAATACGTCACCTTGGGTTCAAAGCCAAATACTAGCGGGTACTCTTTACCATTATCACTAGGGTCATCACTTAATAGCAGCCCACTTAAATTGTGCATCACCTGATTAAATCTGTCTTGATTATCAGCACAGTAAATGGATATCGGTATACTAATCGTCCGGCTGGTAAAATTAGTGCCATTAAACTGATTACCATACATAGCCGGTATATCTGTCACTTGTTCAGCCATGGCTGGCGCACTAGGTAATACCACGTTACCCATCTCAACCTGTAAATCGTCCCGGCTATTTAAGCCAGCATATTCAAAATCATCTCGTTGTAAAGTCACGATTTAACCTCCTTTTTAAGTTTAGATATGTAAAAAGGGTGTCCAATTAAGGACGACCCTTTAGTTGACTGGGATATTAGTACCCCATCATTTGTGAGTATTGTGAAGCTGTCTTATTATCTGATTTAACGGCATTAACCACGTCAGATTTAGCAATAACGGCTTGTACATTACCCATGTTGCCTAGAATGGCGGACATTAAGCTGATTAGTTTATCAAGCTTCTTATTGCTTTCACTGTCTGTTGGTGCAATTTGACTACCATTGTTACCATTTACAACTTGATTAGCCTGTGCAATTAGCTGGTTAGCCCGACTCTTATTGGTAAGTGGCAACACCATTTCAGGTTTATTGTGTTCAGCAACCTCAATCAACTGGTTAGTGTTGATAATGCCGCCATTCTCGTAACCATGTCCGTTACCAAGGAAACTTAATCCACTACCATACCGATGTTTTGCGTAGTTTAAACCAGCTAAAATATTGTCATATCCGTTCCAGATATTGCCATGACCGCTTAAGTGATAGGCACTAAATGTCCCTGGTTTAACTTGCATCAATCCTTCTGCGTGTCCGTCAGCTAAACCATCAGTACCACCCATAGCTTTAGGGTTACCACCTGATTCAGTATTAATCTGCCGTAATACTCGACTAACCATGCTTGAACTAGTTGAAAGCCCAAGCTTACTCAATGCACTTTCAACGTCAGATTTCCAACGCTGAACACCTGAACCACCGGGGTCACTACTTCCACCATCGTCGCCAAACATGCTGGCAATCTTGCTGATAAACTTCCAGAATCCACCGCCAACTTGCTTCTTGATTATCTTTTGAAGTGAGTTATTAGTATCACTGCCAGCGTCTGATCCTTTATCTTTACCATGTTGTTTAGTAATATCCAGCCATCCGGCAGTGCTCATACCGTTTCTACCCCAAACTGAACCACCGCTTGTTAAACCAACGTGTAAGTGAGGCCCAGTTCCAAGCCCTGAACGTCCTAGAACACCCAGTGTATCGCCAGTTTTAACATGCTGTCCTTGATGAACCTTAACGTCTTTTGCATTTCCAAATTCTTGGTAAATAATTTCTTTACCAGTTGAATCACGAGTAACGATGTTATAACCAACAGGCCCCCAACCAGCAGGAGCACCACCAACACGGATAACCGTACCACCGTGCATAGCATGGAATGCAGTTCCTACACTTGCAGAGAAGTCATTACCATCATGAACACCACCACCACGAGGTGAACCAAAACTATCAGTATGTGTCCAACCACTACCTGGTGATTGCCAACCACCACCGTATGAACCATCTCCGTTTAAGTCAACCATATTCCATAATGTAGACCACCATGTCTTAGCTTGCTTTTCAACGCCATTAAATAGGCCGTGTCCAATGTTACTCATGACACCTGAGATACCCTTAGAAGACCAGTTAAACAGATTTTCGAGTGATTTAATTGGGTGAGCAATAATATTAGTAGCAGTCTTGAAGAACTTCTCTAAACTGCCAACTTTCTTACCAACCCAGTTAGTTACGCCTGAGATACCACTAGTGACACTGTTTAAAATATCACCAAAGAATCCAGTCCCTTTAGCATACTTAGTCACACCTTGCATATTCATTAACATGGCTGTCTCACTAGCATTCAGTACTTCTGATCCAGCGGGCAACATCATCTTAGTGTTACGTCCTTGAACAATGCCTGAATCGCCATTAGGTAGCACGACCATTTCTTTGTTACCAGTTTGGGGACTATCATTACCATCATTTAACATTGCCATGGTAGGACGTGTAATTGGATTACGTGATCCATTAAACATACCAGTACCTTGGGCAAAGTGAACATGGCTTAAATCACCAATAGTCTTCTTCTTACCACCAAACGCATGGATGACACTATCAACCGCATCGATACCATGATTGATAAGGTCAATGACATCGTTCATGCCATCTCTAGCGAAGCCTTTAAGGTCTTTCCACAAGCCACCAAAGATGTCCTTAACGCCGGTACCTAAACTAGACCAGCCACCCTTAAATGAATTTTTGAATGTTGATAGCCAGCCACCCATTGACTTGCCAAATACTTTAGTATGGCCCAGACTTTTGTTCCAGTTACTATGCAAGTTAGACCGCATGGTATCCCAGTGGCTATTCCAGCTATGTGACCAGTTCTTTTTCCAACCAACCCATTTGGATCCCATGCTAGAGAAGAATCCTCTAGTATGTTTCATTGAGCCATTCCATGCATTGTGTAAGTTAGATTTTGTACTGTTCCAGTGACTATTCCAACTATGTGCAAAGCTCTTTTTCCAACTACCCCACTTCTTGCCCATGCCACTAAAGAACTCTCTAGTGTGCTTAACTGATCCGTTCCAGGTACCCTTTAAGCTCTTACCCATGGCTGACCAGTGGCTGTTCCAGCTCTTTCTAAAGCTCTTTTTAAAGCCATTCCACTTTTTAGACATGTTGCCTAGTGCTCGGCCTATCGACTTACCAACATTTGAACCCCATTTAGCAATACCCTTGCCAAATTTAGACACTGATTTAAATGCCTTATTAACCCATTCACGGAACGGCTTAATGTGTTTGTATGCTAATACTAATCCAGCTACCAAGGCGCCCAAGGCAACTACAGCAATCCCAATGGGGTTAGCGTCCATGGCTGCGTTAAGTAACCATTGAGCGGCCGTTTCTTCACCACTAGCTTTAGCGGCTAGCCTTTGAGCCGTACTTAGCGACCTAATAAAGCCAATTGCTTTACCAATACCACTACCAATCCCTAGGAATGCTTTACCAATACCTACTAGTTTAGAAATGGCAAAATAGGTTACAATAGCTTTACCTAAGGTTTCAATGGCACCTTTGTGCTTAGCAATAGCGGCAGTAGCGTCAGCCACTCCATTCATACCTTTAGAAGCGTCCTTGGAATGTCCACCAATCAGCTTTAAAGTACCAGCTACAGCTGACCATACACCCTTAGCTAAACTACCAACGATACTAGCGATTGCACCACCAGTCTTCTCGATTGGCTTTTCATTCTTGGCTAAGAAACTGATAACATTACCGACGTATTGTCCAGTTTTCTTACCAAGCGCTCCAACTAAATCATTTAAAGACTTCTTAACTTTATCTAAAGCACCCTTTTTCTCAGAAATTCCATCAATAGCCTTTTCAACACCAGCAACTAAGGGCTTAGTAAATGCTACTTTCAAGTTAGTGTAAGTACCTTGAATAGCGGCCATCTTACCCTTAGTTGTATCACCAAACTCTGACCATGCTTTACCACTTGTTTTAGCAGCCTTGACCATATAGCCTTGTAATTGTGAGCCGGTTATCTTTCCAGCTGCTAACTGCTTGTTAAAAGCATCTGTTGACATACCACTAGCTTTAACGATGGCCTTTTGAAGTTCGGGTACTTGACCAAAGGTACGTTTAAATAAGCTGGCCGTTACTTTAGAACTACCAGCTAGTCTAGAAACCCCTTGAGAAAGCTTAGCTATCTGGTCGCCGGATTTACCAGCGGCTGAACCATAACTAGCTAATACCTCGGTCATGTCACGAGCTTTAGTAGCGCTGTTGGTCATAGCATAGAATTTCTTCTGCATCTGATCAATAGCACCACCGGACATGTTAGCCTTGGAGCGAATATCACCAATTTGCTTGGTCATTTTAGTTGCATCTGCATCAGATAAACCTAAGTTCGTCCACTGCTTCTTAATCGTAGCTCCAGCTTCGGCTAGTTCATAACCTTGTTTGGTAACTCCTTTAATGTAACCTATTGCACTAGAAGCGGCGTTGCTAATTGTGTTACCAATCGCAGCTCCAATAGCAAAATGTTTGGTCTCGTCCTTAGTTTTCTTTTCTTCATCTCGGACTAAGCCTAATTTAGACTTGGCAGAATCTAACATCTTAGTGAAACCACTAGCATTAGACTTCTTCATTGCTGAATCTAACTCATTAGTCTCACTTTTTAGCTTAGCCATACTAGTGGCAGTCTCATTTACACGTACTTGCTGACGTTTATAGGCGTCACTAGTAGCTCCACTGGCCGTCTTAATCCGTTCCAGTTCGTTAGTTTGCGCCTTGTACTGGGCTTCCATGTTCGAATAGGCCTGTTTTAAACCACCTAAACGAGCCTTGTTAGCTTCGGCTGACTTACCCTCGGCTTCTAGGCGCTTCACATAGGATTCACTTAAAGCTGTACTCTGTTTATAACCTTTTTGTAGGTCGGCTAAACCTGAATTGTAATACTGTAATTTAGACTTAGCCCGATCTAATTGACCACCCATACTGTCATATGAACGACTAGCCTTGTTTATCTGGTCAGCTAGCTTTAAATATTGCTGTTCACCATCTTTAGTATCTCTGTTAAGGCCTGCTTGGCGGGACTTTAACTCATCAATTTTAGACTTCTGCATCTCCATTGATTTAGCTAAGCCATCTACCCTAGCTGCTGCGGCCTTTTGATACTCACCGGCTGACTTTAACGCCGTCTCTTGGGCTTTCCAGCCACTAGTGTTAGCTTTAACCTCAGCGGTTAACTGCTTGAGTGATTTAACAGCTTCTGCTGAATCTAAGCCAACCTTACTGGTCATCTCGCGACCAACTACTTTTTTAGCCATTATTTTTTAACCTCCTTTTAGGCACAAGCGCTTATAAGCCATATGTTTTATTAATGGCCTCCAGCGGGTCAACTAGTTCAGCACGATCTTCCTTTTTACGAGCATTTAAACTAGCCATCATATTAAAAAAGGAACTATCATCAAATTCTTTTGGTGATAACCCCTCGGTTAATAATTGTTGAGCTAGTAGGTTGAAGTCTTCCTGTTGATTTTTCAACTTTAGGACTTCCTTTTTAAGCTCACTGTTACGCTTGTGCCGGCTTATTTTGACGACTTAGCGTCTTCAATGGCTTTACGTTGCTTTTGTTCAGACAGCTTAATATCAGCATCTGAAATGCCATTTAAGCGCATGATTAGGTAACCAACACCTTCACCAAAACGTTCAACTGAAATGGTATCGTTAATCGTTTCCATCTGCTTGTCAGTGTAGCCCATTACACGTTGCACAAAATCGGCCATATCGTCCTGTAATTCCAAGCCATTTTTCATGGCGTCTAGTTCAGTAATCTCTTTTTCACTGTCTTGCGATTCCAGCATGCCAATTTGAACTTTTGTAGCCAATCGAATGATATTGTTAGTTGGTGTTACATCGGCTGTCTTGTTGATTTTAAAATAGTTTTTAGCGTTGATTTTCATAATTATTTGTACCCCTTTATTTAAATTTGTATGTATTAAAAGGCCGCCCAGTTGAGGGAAGCCTTTAGATAATTATTTTCCGGGAACTACAACGGTTGTTGCACTAGGTGCTGCACTTGTTGACTTAGTATATCCACCAAATGTTTCAGCATAAAGCTTATCTAAATCAAAGTTAGTGTCATTTGACTTGGCAATCATATAAGGTTGTTGTACCCCATTGGCAGCTAAGAAAATGTTAGGCTTCAATGGTGTTAAGACGGTGCCTTGTAGGGCTGTTGAGTAAGCAGCTTCACTATTAGTATCAGTTGAGTTGTTAGATGCTTCTTCAACGAATTCAATGTTATTAAAGCATTCATAAATTGAGATGTCACCGTCTAATGATTGTGATTCGGCAATCATTGCAACATGTGGCTTAGGTAGTTGTCTTACCCATGCACCTGTATTAGGATTTTGTGTAAACCCTTTAAGCATTTGATTAATCTTAAAATCCAAGTCTAAAGCGGTTAAAGCTAGTGTAGGCATAGACTTACCATAAGCCGTACGCTTGACTTGTCCATTCCCCCATCCGGGAGTTCCAGCCGCTTCGATGGCGGATACGTTAATTTGACTGAAACCTTCGCCATTATGATCGGCAACATAGATTCCGTCAGTAGATAGGCCTTTTGTGGCGTCTTTAATTAAGTCACCGTTATCGTCTAGTAAAGCAAAAGTTGCTTTAACAATATTGTGTTTTGACATTTAAATATCTCCTTTATATCATTTCATTTTTAGTTACGTAAATTGTTTTGGTCACTTGGTTGGTATCTGGGTCAGTTGTGTGGTGCTGATTAGATACAATTAACCAGCCGGCTGCTTTAAGGGTCTTCATCAAAGCTATCTCAGCTTCAATCGGATTAAAGTCGTCTGCTAGGTTGACCTTGTAGAAAATTTGAATTTCAACACCCATTGCTAGACCTTTAAACGTGCTGTTTGCATGGTAGGCCGGACTTGAATCGGTCTCTTGTAATAGCATGACTGTATTATCAGTGTTGTCTAAATCTTCGTTAGGTATCTCATTCAGGTAGACTTTATCGAGCCAGTTAAATTTGAGGGCGTTAACTAGGCTGGCTACCTGTGATACTGGTAATAACACTAGTTATCGTCCCCCTTCTTATACTCATCTAACATAGCGTTGAAGACATCATCTTGTGAGTCAGCTAAGTTATCATCAACAAAGTGGTCAGCCTTAATGTGCTTAGTACCATCATTTAACCGTCTAGCATTCATGTCATGGAACTTGTTAGTCCACCCGACAATTGAGCTACCATCATGTTCACCGTCTATGTCATTGCTGTTATAGCTTATGTTATCAGCCATGTGTCCGTACTTCTCGTCTTTATGTGAGCTGTAATGTTTCTTTCGCGTGACTTCCGTCAAGTTATCAGCTAGTTTCTTAGCGCCAGCTTTAGTTATCTTCTCTTGTTCAGCTTCATTAGGGACTAGCTTGTGAACGTCTTTAAGCCATTTTTCTAGTTGGTCGGTTATATCATCATTTGCCATAGCTAAGCCCCCTTAGTAACCTTTTTGAGTGTCAAATAATCGCAAGACAGATAATTGCTAGAATCATCTATGCTGTCATTAACGACATCGTAAAGTTTACCTTTATACTTACATTGAATGCCTTCATAAACTTTAGGATTATGCCTAATAATGACTACTACTTGCTCTAATTGTTCAGCCGTGAGTTGATATGAAGATGCAATTGACCGTGTATAGGGTGCGCAGTATAAACTAAACTGACTAACAAGTGTCTGTTTACTAGTTCCATTAATAGGATTTTGAATAGTTTTAACAGTGCCAATCTGTATACGTTGGTTAAAGTCAACTGGAGTTAACCTATTAATCGCCATTGTCGTTCACCTCATCCTGTTTTTGGTTATATAGACCTCGCAATTGGCCAATGATTGAATCAACAACTAAGTCAACTGGATTAACAGCGTTTGAAGTGATTGATGTCCGGTAAAACCAGTATGAACCAGCTAAGGCGTAAACAGCAGTTTCAAACAAGTTATTCACGCCTTCCGCTTCATAGAATCCCGGAACACCATTTTCATCCCCAATGGCCTGTTTAATGTAGCTAGTGGCTGCAGACAAATAGCCTTTTAACAGCTCGTCATCATCATCTCCATCAATTCGCAAAGACGATTTTAATGTTTCTGAATTGGCTGCCACTTAAATCACATCCTTACTTAGCCGCCCAGTTCATCACTGTACTGTGTATTTATTGGCGACATAATTGACTAATTACTTACTGGGTGTTGCTGAATCAGGTGTTGCTGGAGCAGCACTCGCTGCAAAGCTGGCTGGTTGGTCAGCAATTTTGCTGAATGAACCTGCAACAAAGGCATCCTTATCAGTAGGTTCAACATCAAAACGATCAATTACACGAATCTTAGTTTGGTCTTTTTCAAAGGCACCACCACCAATATTTGTAGTTAATAATGAAGTGCTTTCTCGGTCAAACAAAGTTACCGCTTGTGATAAATCACCATAGTAAAGTGGATAAGCCGGTGCTGATGTAGTTCCGACGTTAGGCAACCACTTGTCGGCTACCTCTACAATACGCTTGCCACGGATTAAATATTGATCAGGTTGTGTTGGATCTGGTTGCAATAAGTAACGACCCATAGCATCCTTAACCTCGGAAAGCACATTTAAACCTGACGTATTTGTCATTAAGAATGACGTAGACTTAATGGCAGGATCAACGGCAGTATTAATCATAGTAATAATGTCATCGAACTTAGATAAGTTAGGCTTCTTAGGCGCGTTGTTCATCGCTGCAATAATCTTAGCATTGCGAGTAACAACAACTTTCTTAGCAATCCATTGAGACAACCAAGCCATGATGTTGTCAGCTGTATCTTTTAGTAAAGAATTAGTGGCAGTGGTAATGCCAGCATATCGATGGATTGTATATTTGATAATGGATAGCTTAGGATCATCATTATCACCAATAGTAGCTGTTTCATCATCTAAATCAGCTAACGGAGTAACGTCAGTCCACTTTTCGTAAACTCGTGATCCAGTTTGAGTTGTAACAGCTTCCCGATTTACATATTGTTGTAATGAATCGTACTTGCGAACCAATGTATTAATTGCTGTTTGAATATCTTGGGGAATAGTCAAACCAATTGCGTTACCACCTTCATCGGTAGAAGAAGTTACCAAGTTCATAACTTTAGGGTCACCTTTAATCATGCCTTTGAAGTTCTTAATGAACTCATCTTTGATGTCTTTTTCATTATCATCAAGTGGAGTCTTGTCCTTATCATCCATGTTGGCAATTTCTTGAGCCTTACGTTCTTCTTCCAATTGTTCATGTAAAGCATCACGACGGGCAACCGCATTGTCGCGGTCTTGTTTCATTGCTTTAAATTTGTCTTGATCAAAGCTGTCGTCAAGGACAGCTGCGTTTAACTTGTCGTTTAAGTCTGATACCTTTTGACCTTGGGCAATCCAAGCATCATTGATTGTGTTAATATTAGCCATTTGTTTGGCCTCCTTTTAATTTTTACCAAATAAAATAGCCAATTTGCTGTTTCGTAATTCAGCAGATTGACCATTAGTAGTATTTTCTTTTTTAGACGGCTTAGCTTTTTCCTTATCCGCCTTGTAAATTAGATTCATTAGCTTATTAACTGCAGATTTAGGTGGAATATGTGTAATAGCATTCACCGGTTGTAATTGTTGATCATTAGCAAACATAATTTCGTCAGCGAAACCTTTATCAACGGCATCACTAGCGGTTAACCATGTTTCGTTTGCCATTAGTTGTAGCAAGTCAGCTTGATCCATACCAGTTTTAGCTTCATAAGCACTGGCAATTGATTGATCAATGCCATTTAAAACACTAGCTTCATGCTCCAAATCGTCAGCGTTGCCAGCTGGTTGTGACCAAGCCTTATGGATCATAATCTGAGCAGTTGGTGAAATGTTGATATGGTCTCCAGCCATAGCAATCACGCTTGCTGCACTAGCTGCTAAGCCTTGAATATTAACTGTTACATTGCCAGCATAATTCTTTAGCATAGTGTAAATCTCACTAGCTGCAAAAACATCGCCACCATTGGAAGCAATATCAACTTCAAGTGCTTCATCATCACCGTCGTCATCATCGCCACTATCATCATTTAAAATGTCAGCAACACCCGAAGGTGATACTGCTGGCATTCCGAAAAATTGATAGAAACCGGCTGTTTGATCATCAACAATATCGCCTTTAATCATTACTTTCTTTGTCATCATTATCACCTCCTTTTACTGATTGAGCAGCAGGCATTTCATCTGGAAAATAACCAGTCTGCTGTAGTAACCAAGTTGCTTGATTGTTAGCAATTGTGCCATCTTTAGTTAGTCCTGATAGGGTGGATGCAAATGAGTCTCCCAATGGATCGACAGCAGTCCGTATGTTGGCCGTTATCTTAGCATTAAGCTTATTATCCAACTCAGCTAAAATCGCCTGTAAATAGCGATTAAGGGCGTTGGTGTACATGCCTTTAATTTGGTCGATATTACTTTGTTGGTCACCTTGGCCATTCAAATAGCTATCAGGAATGCCAAAGACTTTAGCAATTTGTTTGCTCGTCCAATCTGTTTGACTTAACAGTTTAGTAACATCGGCTTTCATTTCTAGTGGCTTGTAATCTTCAAGTTGATCAATAACTACTGGGCCACCGTTTGAATTGTTCACCTGTTTCATGAAGTTGCGTGAACGGCTGGCCTTCATCTTCTCACTTAACAGTCCACCATGCTGAATAGATAGAACGCCGGGCGCACTAATTGAACGTGCTAATGCAGCCAACGTTAAACTGTTAGATGAACTCTTGACTTGTAACTCATTCGATAATGCTTTTAATGGACTGTTACCTGTCATACCACCATCGGTGCTAGCCCATCGAATGTGAATCATGTCAGACTGCGGTACATATTGAAGGACACCCAAATCAGGCTCGTCAAAGGTAACCGTATAGGTTAAACCACTGCCATCATCTAATAAGTAGGTTTGCACTTGGCTAGGTCGCAAATATTCCCAGCGTAAATCTAAACCGTTAGGATTACGCCAGCGATAGGCAAAACATTCACCACCCAATAACAATTGGGAATACATAGACTGCCAAAAAGTATGTCCGTTAGCGGTCGTGCTGGGATTATTTAGAATCCCTTGCGCTCGTGGCATACTGGCCGTTAACTGTATCGTAGCTAAGTCCCCAGATATTTGATTAACCGCTGAATAAATATCCGAATTTTCCAAAGCATCCTTGGCACTAACATATTCATTATTGCCAGTTGGTGACAAAAAGTTAACAACGTTATCGTCTTCTACTGGTACGCTTTGAATATTAGTTGAATTATTTTTGGCTGTTGGTGGTTCAAAAAAAGGCATTATTAATCACCTCCTTTTTGGCCAGCGGTTACGACTTCTGAAAGCCAGCCAACTAAAAACAAAGCTACAGCAATTGCTAGAACACCTTGTGCTTGACCAAATAAAAAGGCTGCATATACTCCAGCAATCATACCTAGAATAAAGCACAACACATCAAAGTAACGCCAGATAGTTGCAAAAAATTGTTTAAAAATCATTCATATCATCTCCTAGCAATCCCGACTCTGGGTTATTAAACCATTCAAGAACTTGTTTTTCGTTCATGCGTTCGACCTGTTTGTCAGGATTGTTTACATCTGCAAAGTCTTCAAAGTGATACATAGCTTGGAATAAGGCGTCAATTAACGCATCAACTACATCAATTTTCAGTGTAGCCTTAGCTTTATCGACTTGAATGCCAATTTTATCTTCATAAATCTCAGCATTTAGTAACGCCTTTTCCATAATTCGATCATCCAAGCGGTCAACTGACCCTTCAACAAACATCGTCTGCAAAAACTTAGTTGGATCCTTCAATTCACTAGTCCGTTGCCGAATGGCTTGCAATGGCCACCCTGAATTTAAATCTAATTGTTTAATTGTAGGCGTTAGTCCCCACGCGTCATAACCAAAAAAAACAACTTCCAGTTGATGCTGCTCAACAAAGTTAAGCAACCACTGATAAACTTGCTCGTCATTGATTAGTCCTTGCGGGTGACTACTAATTGTACAAAATCCTTTTTTAGCTAAGTCCCGATAATTAATACCGTCTTGTTTTTCTTTGGCTTCAATTGAACCAGCTTTCTGCCATGGAATAAAACTATGCTGATAAATAAACCATCGTGGTTTGCCATTATTATCACGATAAGGGAATACAAACGCTAACGCCGTGTTATCACTAAACATCGAGTAATCATAACCAATGTAAACTTGCCGATTATCAAAACTAAATGATGATATAATAGCTCGCTCAACGTCAGGCAGTTTCAAAAAGCTGTCGGTCGATTGTTCTAGCCACAAGTTAAGGTTTTTATTTTGGAAATCGTTGAGTGTGCCTGACAAGGCGTCAGAATCACGCTTATCTGTCAAGCCGTTAAGCAACACTTCTCGTTGGCTCGGTAAATCTAGTAAGGGATTACTTTTAACCCACGTATCGGGCTTATAAGTTTCATCTAGATTGTCCTGCGACCAAATAAGCCCCAAATATGTATCAGCATCGCGTAAATAATCTTGTTCCATGGCTTGCTGAATCATACGCTCATCATCATGGAATGGCACGGTTGGATCAGGATATGCCGTTGAAATTTGAATAAATTGCTTATTGCGCACTTTAACTTGGCCTGAAACAATTTTAGAAATCTTCTGTCGTGTCTTAATTTCACCAATTTCATCAAATATAGCCGTTGTGAAATGAAATGAGTCATATTGACCAGCCTCATGGCTAATCGCTCGTAGCTTGTTATTGGTCTTGCTCATTGTGACTTGATCCGCTTGCGAAGACAATGTCCGTGTATCTAATCCGCTATCAGCAATCAATGACTTAAATGGTTCAATCGTTGCAATTTTGGCTAACATTGATTTAATGTAGCCCAGAATTTTACTAGTTTGTTTGTAATTAATTGATGAAACTAAATAGTCTTGGTTAGATAGTCCCAATGACTCAATTAAAAAACTATAAGCCGTAATAATCGCCATAAGGTAAGTTTTACCTTGACCACGTGCAACTGAAACGATCGCTCGTGAAAAACGCTTACCGCCGTCATCGTTACGCCAGCCAATCAGCATAGCCATAATGAACTTTTGCCACGGCATAAGCTTGGTTGGTTCGCCTGTATCAACGTTCGGACAGATAGAAGCAAATTTAAGCACTTGATCCACTCGTTTTACCGAATAAGTAAAGGGGAAGTCAACACTGCCTTGCCGTTGCAAATCTCTAATATGGCGGAAAGCCGCTAGCTTAATCAAATAACCAGTAGTTATCTTCTGATCTAAAACATCTAAAGCATACTGCGTACCTGCGTCTGTATATTCATTACGAATATTTTTAACATCAATTTCACGGTATGCTCCTAGCACATCATGTGATTGAGTAAGGTCAATATTCGTAAAATCACCCCCTTTCAATTAATTACCCTCCTAAGAACTCTTTCATTCGATCAGCAACGCTTCGATTGTCCTTGTGGTCATCTAAGTTTAACTTAATCAAATCACTACGTGACTTTGGCGACAAGCCTAGTTCAGCGCCTAGTTTAGTCAGATTTTTAACCGCTGAGTCGTAAATTTGAGTCATAGGATTACGTTTGTAGCCCACGAAGTCCTTACCGATTTTTTGACCGGTCTGATCTTGCAACGTTTTATAGATTGCCTGGACTTCACCGTTTTCTTGGATATGTTTATACGCATTGCGATAAATCTCATACTGGGAAGCATATTGCTCTACAAGCCCGCTATCAATGCGCTTAACTGGGGTATTGTCTTCTAAAAAGGGAACTAATCGACGCCAAACGACCTTAGCTTGCCGGCCTAAGTAAGCTGGCGGTGTGCGCGTTAATTGACCGTTGTTGACGTCTTTATCCGTTTTTTTCATTTTCTCTGCCTCCTTTCATTATTGGTTGACCCCCCCTACCTAAAAATTTTCAAAAATTGTTTCTATCACAAAACGACGGCTATGTGTGTGCTCTCCCATGGTCATATAAGGGGCGGGGGGTTGTTCTAATTATCGTTGAGTATAATTACACTCATAAATTTAAAGTCGCTTAAATCGAACGATAGACGCTTTTAAATCAATTAGAATTGACCAGCTTAATTCTATTGTCAACGGCCGTCACTATCTTTTCTATTTTCCTAGCATCTGATTAAGGTGTTCGTGCTTTAACTCTGATTGTTTAATAACTTTGGCAACTGTTTTATTATCAATGGTTGCATCTAATTTACCAATGAACTCAAACGGTGCAATAAACTGATCAATTACGACGACATCTTTGGCCGTGTGAACTTGTTGACGCCATTGCTTTCTAATAGCATCCTTTGTCTTCGCATCAACAAAGCGGTCAGCATTCACACAAATAATCCACAGATTAATTGATTCAATATAATATGATTTCAATACCTTCACTCCTTATCCATTAACACAACGATTGACGATACATCATTGATTGGTGTTACGCTTTGTAACTCGTTGCCTTGACCAGTGCCGTAGTGTGCCTGTTCCCAGTCTGTCTTAACACGATGGCAACTCCCACAAATTACAGCTAAATTATTAACGTTAGCTTTCAGTGTTTCGTCAAACTCAATCGGCACAATGTGGTCAACAGTCTTAGCAGGTGTGATAACGCCTTGCACTTTACAGTAAGCACATAAGTAATGGTCACGCTCTAGGACTTGTTGCCTTAGGTGTGACCATTGCCTTGTCCGATAGAAGCTGTATTGCTGACGCTTATCTTCATTGCGATAACGAGTGACTGTGTTGTACTTGTGTGTATATTGTTTGTCATTGCTACGTGCCCAACGTTGCCGACTAGCCAAGTATTCAGCTTCATGTTCATAGTGCTGCTGGCAATAGTAGTGAGGGAACGCAACCATTGCATGGCAGTTAGGATAGCGGCATCTTCTTGTCCTTGGCATGTTGCTTCCTCCTAATCGTATGTATCCTGCAATACTTTACTTCAAACGGCAACAACTCATGACAACCGGCGTGATAGCAATGGTGCATATTAATTCCTGCCATATTAATTACCTCCATAATAAAAAGCCACACAACAATTAAGTTATATGACTTAAGTACCATTATTATTCTTATAATTAACCTATTCTAAATGCAGTTGATTATCCTTTTTTCTTATCACAACTATAAATGAGCTTATATGTGTACCGTTCCAATTTCTTTTACTGTTAATAAAATACCTATATGGTATATCAGAGATAATAACCTGCTCTCCAGCAAAGTATGGAATATATCCCAAAAGAGCTAACACCGGATTCAAGTAAATTAAATTTAGACGAACATACAATAATCCAGTCAACATAAATAACCCAACATTTGCGATAACCACGTAACTACTAACCTCTTCATTTGCTAAGCTAGTCATTGGTACAATATATGTCGCAATGTAGCTAATTATAGTATCTCTACTCGGCTCAACGTGATCTGCCCTAATGCTATGTGAAGAAGCTTTACCAGACACCATCATCCATGGAACAACTAATGATATTAGTATCAAAAGTACAAAAACAATAAATATTAACCAGTCTTCTTTTACTAATCCATTTTTAAAAGTGATCAAACTCATGACACGGTCAATTTTAACGATTGCTATAAAAAGGTATAGTGGCAAATACGAAGAAATAAACATAAACATCTTTATACAATTATTCTTCATACTATCCCCCTCTTATATTTTGCTCGTTATTCCTGTGCGATTATTAATCATTGTTCTATAATAGGCATCTCTCACTAGTCTTACAAAATCCATCATTTGCAACTTATCCTCATAGACTATCTGGTCTACTGGTACCCTATGATAATCTATATTTAACTCAAATGTATTGATAATATCAACTACATTTTCAAATTGTTCTAAGCAGTGTTCCCAATCGATGTCTTCACTAGACATTTTAGTAAGTATTCTTTGAATCCTTTTATCCCCTAAACAATCTTCTTCAAAAGCATCGAAGTTAGCAATATTAGCATTATTTCGTAGCTTATTCAACGTATTTCGTGCTGTATTTTCAAATTTTTCTTGTAGATTAAAAATTCGCTCTAAAGCTACATGGTTCAAAATTAAAATTTGATTATTAAAATCAATTAAATCTATGCTTCCGTCCATACCAATCATTTTACTATCTATTCTATTAATTTGATTACCACGGAAACCAACAATAAGACCCTTAGAGTATAATCGTTTAAACTTAGAAACTCTTCTCATTATTCTAACAACATCGGTACCGTTCTGAAATACAAGTGTGTAAAAGTTTAAATTATCAGCGTTTTCCTCTAACTGTTCTCCATCCGCTAGTTCAAAACTTTCTAACACTTCTTCACGATTATTAACGTAATCATAGTCTGTTATTTCTAAAGTCCCATCAGCTATACCCGTAGGATTATAATCAACAATTTCGTTATTCTGATTAATCAAATCGTTAACCGTTGTTAGTACTAGCCCTTTAATAAAATCTAATACATTAATTCCATTTCTATCATTAGCTATATCCGCCACTTGTGAACAATAACCATCTGTTGTTTTTTCGGTAAAGTATAAGTCTATAGTTGTTTCATTACCATTAATAATATCTCTTACTAAATTTAAATCCATAACGTTTCCTCCATATTGTTTCATCTGCAATTTAATTAAACAATAAAAAAGATAGAGCGTCCACTCTATCACGCAGATAAAACTATTGGAGATATACCACCTTAGTGGTAATAAGACAGCAAGGAATCGAACCTTACAACAAGCTACACGTCTCCTAATAATTTATTTGTCGAAAAGAATCGTGCTTGTTAACCATTTGTCTCACTTGAAAGATTAATTTGTACTTTGTCTTCTGGAGGAAATCCAAGTCATTTACTAATCTTTCGATAATACTAATATAACCTTACTTATGTCCGACGTGTGTCGCCTCTTTGTCCGAATTTAAAGACTCTAAAATCATCTATATCAGCAAATGCCCATGCAAATTGTAGAAAAGCTTCATTAAGTATCTCACTGCCTCGACTACGTCCATAGCCGGTTAATTCTCCAATTTCATACCAGGTTAATTTTTTAAAATATTTCATTTCTAGTATTTGTCGATGTTTGCTATCTAAACCACCGCATGCCTTAATTACTTTACCTAAAATATCTTTGGCATAAGCATGTAAAGTGACTTTAGTTTCCGCCCCATTATTAGCACTATGGGATACTGGCATGCCACTAATTACTGGCGATTTAATATCGACAAATGCAGTATGTGCCATGTTCTGCAATGTTGGGAATTCTTTTTCAAAAAAACATTTAACTTTTTCTATGGTCTTAACTTCATCTAATTCTGGTAATAATGACACGCCCTCAGCTCCCGTAGTATAATAATATTTGTTGAATACATTGCTACGAAGCGTTCCTCTAAAGAGGGATGCTTTTTTATTACCTTTGAATCTCAATGTCGAATTCTACTGCCAGCTTGTTAACATAGCCTCTACTACGTTTAATTTTACTAGCGATTTCTCCCCTGTTATATCCTTGATGAGCTAACTTAGTAACTTGAATAGCATCTTTTTCATGACGATGTTTCGTTTCCAACCTACGTCTATCCCATCGCCCATCGTCGATTTCTTGCTTGTCTAATAGACCAATAGATTCCGAATAGCTATTTAATTTTGTGCATTTTGTACATCTACAATTTCTTTCGTTAACATGACCGATTTCAACCACATTATCTAATAAATGATTAAGCTCGTGCCATTGTTCTTTTGTTGGTCTAACTCTCTTCTTAACTTTTGACATAGCGTTTAATCCGCCTCTTCTAAATTAATTTTATAAGCTTCGCCACCGATTTGTTTCACTAATTCTTCTTTAGTCATCTAGTCGCCCTCCTAAATTTTTCCTTAATTATATGTAGCCTTATGATCTAGCTCTTTTTTGCCTTAGTTCGGGATAAGTCTTACGTAATGCCCTAAGGTCAAAATTCACCGTACTTCTTGAAGCTTGCACCTCACCTGCAATTTCAGCGGTATTTGTGACTCCTTGTCTGAATAGCTTCTCAACCTTTTTGCGACGATTAATAAGTTCTGGTACATCTTTACCACTTCCATACACTTCAATATCACGATCGGAATTTCCCATGGTTATTTTGCGATATTCTTCAAACTTTCCTTGATCCAATAAATCATTCAAGTATTCTTTTTTTGATTTAATAGTCTTAACTTTCACAATCACCATGGCTTCTGGAGCATCATATTGGCTTACCATATGTCCATCTGCTTGAGAACCTCTGGTAAAGTTATCTAATCGCCACTTATTCAAATCAGAAGCATTTTCTGCTTCGTAATATACTTTTTTTGACACATTTCCAATTAATCTAAACATCGTTTATACCTCCTCTACTTTAAAACTAAGTTCAACACCAACTCTTGCCATGGCGGTAGCTAGATCAATTGCTTCACGCTTAGCGTCTTCTTCACTAGCAAACATAATCGCCTTGTCTTTTGGTGCACTATACGAAACTTGATTCATGTAGCCTTTATCATTTCGATTCTTTAACACGTAAAACTTGTGCTGTTTAACCTCAAAATTAATTTGTTCACCAATTGGACTAATCGAAGCATGTAAAATATCTGCTTTTTGTTTTGCCTTTTTCCACTTGCTAAAAGGAGTAGCATGTTTAATATCGGTATACTGGTGTGTTTCTACTCCTAACTTTCGGTAATATCTTCCATTAGCTGTGTTCTCGATTACATACATTATTTTAGTTCCTCCTAGTTAAAATTACGTTTACGCCATTCTTGATACTGTTCTTCAAGTGCTTCTTTAATCCGATCTAATTCTTGCAAAGTGTAATCATTGCCATAAATCTCACGGACGATGTCCTCTGTTGTCATTTCTGAAAGTTTTTTCATGTAATTATTAACCTCAATCTTGATTTAATATTTATGTTTAAATGTCAGTTTCTTCTGATTCTGTACTTAATCTCCTCCTAAAATGGTAATAATATTTCTGCAATCACATGATTAAATTGCTTATTTGTTAAATTGTTCATCGCTCTATGTACATCTGGGCGCTGATTGACTAAATAGTTAGTGTGGTTATTGATCCAAACAATAGCGCTTATCATGCTTTGATTGTGTTCTTCGAAAGCCTCGCTAATAAAATTTGCCACAATGCGTTCCTCACTAGTTAAATTTTTAAAATTCATAGTTTCATAGCTCCTCCACATAAATTTCTACTCGTGGTTCTTCTGAATAGAATTTGTCGGACTTAGTACTTACAATCTGGTTGTCATCCTTCCATACGATTCCTGTACAGGCGTCTGTAACTGCTTTAAATAGATTATCTATGTCGGGCTTCATCGTTGGTCTATGGACTCCTGATAGCCTTCTACGGCGTTCTACTTTTGAAACACTCTTTTGAACTGATCGATAGAATTTAATTTGTACATGCAGTGCTCCCTGCAGTGGTTCTGTTGAATACCGTTCTTTGATTACCTGATGAGCCATTTTTTTGTAGCTTCTATATGGTTCAGCCGTAAATGCAAATCCACGTCTTGTAACTCGTGGTCTACTAGCTGGTACTGGCTCACCCGGAATTGTTAATCTAATCATTACTTTTTCTCTTATTTAGTTTTTCTAGCATATCGTTAATCTCTTCAAAGCTTGCTGTGCTTTTTTCACTAGTTTTATTTGTCGAATCATTTGTATCTAACGCCCAATCTGGTAACGTCTCCCTTTGAACAACTCGTTTTGATTGTGTTTGGACTGTCATGTCTAACTCATCATCGAAACGACCGTTAAACCAGGTTGAACCATTCATAGGTTTCTTCCACGAATTAAGCGCTAGATGCTTTTTGTACATAGCCAATTTATTCATCAAATAATCATTAGTATTTTTCTTGTTCTTTTTTCTCCAAGCTTTGTAATGATTAAAGGCCTGCTTTTTACCTGTTTTGTTTGGATACTCTTTCCAAATAACTTCAAAGTCGTTTTCAAAAGAAGACAGTTCATCGCCAGATGGACTATATATATTAATATCCTTACCTAACCTAACCTTACCTAACCTAACCTGGGTATCCATTTTGGATACATCTTGTATACAATCTGTATACATTGGCTTCCCTTTGATATAAGCGCCGTTATCATTGACTTCTAATTCTTCGAGATGTTCTTTGTACATAGTTCTGTGATATCGGTCTTTTTGAATATAATTATGGATTCGCCAATCTTTAACCACGGTAATTCCATCATCAAAAGAGAGTATGAACTGCTTGGCAATTAAGAGTTTTAGATCATCGTTGCTTGCTCCGACCATTCTTAAAATAGTTCTCGCATTTCCAATGAATCCGTCATCATCAGCATTCATAATTAAATGTAAGTACAATGCTTGTGCTGACAATGGCATGTCCATAAAAATATCTGTTTCTGTAATCTGCTTACTTAGCATTCTTCTTTGCGCCATTTGCTTTCATCTCCGAGCAGTTTAAAATGGTAAATCATCGTCACCAACATCAATTGATTGACTACCATTGTTAAAGGAATTATTGCTATTCTTCTTTGCTGAATTAGCATTGTTTGCATTGCGATTATCTGGTAAGTCGAAGTCTGATACGTCAATACTAAGCTGTGTTTCACCGTTGTATTGGCTGATATTTAAGGTACCCGTGACAGTTACATGACTACCTTTTTTAAAGTAATTATTTACTGTCTGCGCTCGTTTTCCCCATACGGCACACCTAAACCAATCTGTACCATATTCCCCGTTATTATCAGGTCGGTTCTGTCGTACTGCTACATTAAAATTGGACACTTGCATGCCGTTGTTAGTGCTTCGTAGTTCTGCATCTTTTCCAATGTTTCCAGAAATTGTAATTTGTCTCATTCTTCATATACCTTCCTATTCTTCGGTGTTTTCTCTTGAAAGCTCATACATCAACGCTCCACTTAGAATCAAAGCTTGACGATAACTCAAATGGTCTAACGTCTTATCTTTCTTACCTAAGACGGCAAATACTCGTTCGGAAACGTCTTTGTTAACTTTCTTAATGTTGTCCTTAAGGTAAGCAATAACTTTAAGTTTGCTTTCCTCTTCTTTTTTCTGATACTGTTCAAGTAATGAAACGCCTTGCCCATCGTCATCATCATCTGCAACAATACCGAATGCTAGACACAAACTTGTACGTTTTGCATAGGTTTCGTTTGCACCTTGTTTCTGCATGTTTGAATCATCTGGGAATGAATCACCGTAGATAATCTTTTCTTCACCACTAACATGACGAATGACAGTATAGATCTTGTGTGAAACCTTGCCGTTCGCATTAGCATCATCAATCACACCTTGTGAAAAGCTAATGCCTGAATCTGCCGTAATGATCGCTTTACGGATTGCTTTATCAATTGCACTTAAGTCAGCATATTTACCATAATGTGCATCTTTATTTTTCGATGGTTGAGTAAGAACTTTTTGAGTTTCATACAGAGCTTTATTAAGCTCTGGTGTTGTTGTAACGTCGATTGTTTGTTGTAGCATGCTTGTTTCCTCCTTAATTTAAGCCAAACGTCCTACGCCGTGCGTAAAGACTTATTTCATCATCCAAGGCAAACGAGTAAAGAAGCTCTCTCATGTCGTCTTCTGCCATGTCTTCTAACTTTTCCAACATGTCGTCTTCTAGCTCGTCGTCTGTACGCTCTTCCGCATCATAATAATCTGGTAATTCTTCTTCATATGCTCTTTGTGCTTTTTCAAATCCTTTCATTGTGTTATACTTCCTTTGAAATTTTATTTTGTTTGTCCGCTATTGCCGTAGCGGGCTTTTTATTTTGAATTCTTAATTCTGAACACCTCTTTTTGTGTATAATCGATATGAAAGGAGGTGATAAATGCTTGAATAAATACAAGTCGATTGAACAATTAAATAAAAATTTTATTAACGCTTTTTCAAGTCCAACCACTGTGCAAGCTTTGAAATCTATTAGTGCAATTTCAAACTTTTACCCTAATACTGGAGTATCCGAATCTTTGAAACAGGCTATGGCATTCACATCAAAATCCAATATCTACCAAAACAACTTTTCAGGTATTACATCTGCACTTACTTCGTATACAGCATCTACAAAACAATATTCTGCTATTACGAACATAGCTTCGTCCGCACAAATAATGATTAAGAGTACGGAAGCACTAAGAAAATCACCCATATTTTATAATCAAAGTGAAATCAGCAAGATGATTGCCAACGCTACTAGAACTAATATGCAATCAGCTATCGCATGGGATAGACTTTCAAAAATCATTAATGACTCATTTGTTGATACCGAGAATGTGACGCAAGTATCTCGAAACCCATCTGTGAAGATGGAAGAAATGGACGAACAAAGCTATCAAGGTACAAGTGATCTGGAAAATAATGAAGCCGTTTTTGAAGATAGAGAATGGAGCCCAACTGAGACATCCGGCGATAACAATGTAAATTCTGAAAATTTTATTGATGAAGACATTTATCTTGCTAAGGAATTTGCACAAATGCATGATGAAATGGTTAATGATGGGGTATCTCCTTCCATAATTGTTTCAACACTAATCACTTACGCATTGAAATTTGCTGTTTTTATTGGTACCGTAAAATCCTCATATGAAGGTATCATTTGGTTTTCTAAAATCCTTATTCATATAGCTAACATTTTTTCTAATTAGTACAAATTGATTATCTTTTTTTCATAAGTGCTCCTCGCTACCGCAAATAGTGTCGAGTACTTTTTTAATAGGAACATATGGACTAAATACTTTTCCGTTTTTCATCGTTATATCTGTTGATTCTTCACCATCAGCTTCAACGGATTCAATAAAATCTGAATTCAGATATAAATCACTATCAATCTTTACTAACTTCATTACTTCTCACCTCTTTTAATTGAGTGACCAATTAATCCAGCCACTACTACTGAAATTAGATAAAACACTAATTGCCCTAGGCTTACTGTTACTACCATTACAATTCCTCCAGTCATTTATTAACTTTCGTTTTGATAAAAAAGTTTCGCTTAAGCTTGCTAGGTTCAAAAGCTGCTGCACTCAAGTTGTCGTTTAAAAGAAAAACATCAACTGAACTTTTAGAAACTCCTAAATACTCTGCTACGGTTTTTTTGTCCATTAGCATTGGATACTTGTCATCGGACAATCTGTTTTTGTTTACTGTCATTTCTATGCTCCTAACGTTGTTAGTTTGTCTGCTACTTGTAAGCTAGTCGTTACTGCTTGTTGGTCTTTCATAATTACTAATTCGTTCATATTATTTTCCCTATTTCTTGTGTATAATTTAGTTAGTTCAATAAAAGGTGGTTAATTAATGATTTACTAATTAAGTAACCAGATAACGAGAATTGCTCCACATATTCCACCTAGTGCACCTAATAAAAATCCACTAAGTGCTATTAATCCACGTTCATGGTCTTCTAACCAACTTTGTATTTTCACTTTTGTTCTCTTCTTTCATGCATATAATTTAGTTAAAGGGTGGTGATACAAGTGAATTCAAATGAAAAATTGTTAAATACGATAATTGAACTTGCTGACGATAGTCGTCCGACCAATATAGACCCTTCAAAAGTTCGCAAAGCTTCTACTCTAAGCGATATGGATTTTGCACAATCTCTACTTTCGCTTGAAGGTTCAGGATTTATCGAACTACAATTTGGTAGTGATTTGTTGACTGATATTTTAATCTCAACAAAAGTTCCTACTAAGTAATATCAAGGGCGGTTCCATTAGGAACTACTCTTTTATTTTCCAATCATTTGCCATCAAATCGTTATCTCTTGGATTCCACCAACCAGAAATTTTTTCTCCATTTCTATATATATCTATGCATCGATTTGATTTAGAAACTTCAAATGTTAGTTGATCCCCTTCACTCTTACGGTAAAACTGCTTGCCCGTTTTAAGCGATTGCTTTACTGCTTCTTGAATATTCATTTAGTTCTCCTTTTCTGTTATTTATTCATCAAATTATCGACTTAACTACACTGCTGACTCATCTTTCATTTCAATCATTGGTAGTATTCCATGTTCCTTTAATAGTTGATAAATAAATATATGGCCCTTTTGTGTCCACTTAGTTTGAGGTTTAATATCTGGTCTTCCGTCTCTGTGTGAATAAGGAACTGGGATAGTATGCGTATAACCGTTTTTTTGATATTTCTTATACAGGTACCAGCTTCCAGACTGACTGTACTGAACACCTAACTGATTCAATAACTTATTTAATTCTGGAGCTGTCATACCATAATTTTTAGCAATCGAGGTTACCGTTACCACTCCCTTATTCGATAATATTTGATCGTAGTAATCTGCTTTAGGCTGAAGCTCTTCAACTCGTTGTTCAGCAATTAGTCTGCCGTTACGTTCAACTTCTACTTTTTCACGTTCGTTCTTCAATTTGGTTGCCAGACTAATAATCGTGTCAGGATTCAGCAAAGCCTCTTCAATCTTTTCTTCCGTCATATAAGCACCATGCTTGCGGATTGACGGTAGAACTTCGTTTGTTACCCAATGTTTAAATTGATTAGCTTTTTGCTTAATCTCTTTATTCTTAGATTGCCTAGATGCATCCCAAATCAATGAATAGACTCCAGACTCATTAATCCAAGTCGGCTTTTGATTTCTGCCTAAACTATCCTTCACAGATGGGGTACCATTTTGGACCCCCATCTTATCTTCAGAATCCACATGATCTCTAATAGCTTTGTTTGTATTTTCGTATCCCAGTACGTCAGCTACATCTTTGCCAACAAAATATGGTTCGTCATTAATTAGTACAGTTCGTACTTCGTTTCCTTCAAAGTTGAAATTTTGTAATCCGTTCATATTGTTTTCCCTCTTTCGTGTGTATAATTGTTTTATAAGGTGGTGATAATGATGGATGATAATTACGAATCATTAACAAATGATGCAAAATTTCTTTTGCTTAATTTATATAAAATGTATGTTGAGCGTAGAAAAGATAGCACTCCCAAAAGAGAAGCTCGCTTATTTGATAGTATTCCTTACATTCAACAAAGTGTGATGCCTCAATGGACTGAAGACGACGTTTTAGATACGGTAAACGAACTTGTTCGCCAGAACTTTTTAAGTGCCCGTTACGGTAACGGTACTGCATTTTTTATTCAGTTAAGCACTGAAGGAATCGCAAAAATGGAGAGACGCTTTAAAGACTCAACAAGTGCTATCTTCGATACAATCGTAAAGATAAAATCAGCAATTCCTTTTATTTAGCCGTAGATAGTCCAATCATTTGCTAGTAGATCCGAAGCAATTGGTTGCCACTTCGCTATCAATTCATCCTTACGATTAGCAAGAATCATTCCGCTAGTAGTATCAGTAGGAATTATCCAAATGGGGTTTGGTCCCCATGATTTACGGGTAATTCCTCTTTTTTGTTTACCAGCCTCTTTTATTGCTTCTTGAATATTCATATTGTTTTCCCTCTTCATGTTAAATTTTATTTAACAGCCTTCCCTTTTACTGTTATCCTTTAATCACTGGTATTACAGTACCTAGTAAAATGAAAGGAGTAATATTATGATTGGTTTAATTAAAGACACTTTAGAAAAAAATGGTTCTGCAACACTCCACTTTAATAATGGTGAAACACTTGAAATTATTTCTTTAGAAGTGCGGGGAATGCCCGACCACACATACCATGTAACAAGTGCTGATGGTACTAAAGCATTCTTTGGTACAACTAATGTGATCAGCTTTGTGTCACTAAAATAATTCCTTGCTTCCAACAAGTCTTGAAATGGCTACGACCATTTCTGGGCTTGTTTTTGTTCCTTCCATGCTCAATACTTCAATTGCAAACTCCGCTATTTTAGCTTGTAATTTTCTATTTTCTTCGTTCATCCTTATTTCCTCCTTAAAGTCCTAGCACTTTATAAATTTTTTCTCGTACACGTTTAGATTTTGGTGATTGGTCACCTCGGATAGCTCGGCTTACTACTGAAGGCCACTTCTCACCAATAGCAGCAGTCAATTGTTCTTGTGTCATTCCTTTACGCTTACGAGCAATTTCAATTTTTAGTTGGAGCTCTAAAGCTTGATTTTCTAATGTTGCTTCTTCCGTCATTGTTTATCCTCCTTTTTGTTTTTTATTCATCAAGTTATTGACAACCATTAAACTATAGTTTAATATGAAGCCATATTAAATAAGCAATATAAAACCTACTATTACTACCATTCCTTGCCAAAGTTATTGTTTAGATAGGTCTGTTTTTTATTGCTTAATTACTTGATGAATTAATAATATAACTATAGTTTAAATAATGCAAGTATTTTTTATAACTAAAGTTTATTTCTTATTCATCAAACATGGGAGAAACACTATTATGACAATGTTTGACAGGGTAAAAAAAGTTTCAAAAAAAAGAGGATTAAGTCTTGCACAATTAAATGAAAAGGCAGGATTTAAACCAAATGTTATATATTCATGGAAAACAAAAACTCCATCTATAGATAAAGTTGAATCCGTTGCTAACGTTTTAGGCGTTACTGTGGATTATCTATTAGGTAAGAATGAGACACCTGATTGGGCAAATGAAAAAGATACAAAAGATTTGGAAACTTTCTTGGAAAGAAATCTTGAGGGTGGAATGACTTATGGTGGCGAAGATTTAACCGAGGAAGAAAAGCAGCAAGTAAAACTTGCAATGACAACAATATTCTGGAAACGCCACAAGCGCGATTAAGAGGTGTTACCTATGAATACCGATAAAATCAAAGAAGCCGTGGAAACTGTGGTTGAAAGATACAAAACTGCTGATCCGTTTGTCATTGCTGACAAGTTAAATATAGATGTTGAATGGACTCCCTTATTTGGAAAAAGACCATTTGCTAAAACAACTTATGATGATGACGAACCTGTCGTTATGATGAATGAACGAATTAAGTACCTACCCTCTCGTTACTACACTATGGCTCACGAAGTTGGGCACGTAATTTTACATGAGGGATTATCTGGATACTACACTGGTATTAGATTTGGACACTCCAAGCTAGAGCACGAATCAGACGTCTTTGCTGCTGCTTTACTTGGCGTTCTTTATATAGAAGAAAATGATCGATATCCAGAAACATTAAACGAATTGGTTTCTTCATATGGAATACCAGAAGAATAGCCCTACGTCCAAATACTGATTGACGTTAAAAGCTGTATATATGGAGGAATTTTACATGAATAAGTTATTAGACAGATTTGATCCATTCATGTTTGTCGTCGGAATTTTAAGCATTTTCGTTGCGGTTATTTCTCTAAGAAATCCTCTAGCAACCTTTAGTGCGGTAGTCGTTATTGCGGCAATTACCGTGATTTTGTCCGGGATTTACAAATTAACCGTCCTTAGAAATGCTTTAGAAAACTCTGGATGGGTGGTTTTTAACGCGGTTATTGATATTATTATCGGGATTTTAATGTTGTTTAACGGAAAATTTGGGATTTTGTTTGTCGCAATTTCGTTTGCAATTATGTTTTTGATGGATTCGATAATATCATTGTGGCTCTCTAACGTTATTAAATTAGTTAACGAAAAGTATTTTATGGTTGACGTTATTTTATCCGTAATTGGTATTATTTTGGGCGTTCTTTTATTAATTTATCCAGCCTTTTCAATCCTATCAATCTATTACCTAGTAGGATTATTCTTTATGATTACTGGGATTGGTGCGATTATTCATTCGATTTAATTTGCTATTTAAATTAAATCGCCTTTCCCGCTCTGGTGACTAGACACAGTTCGACTCTGTGTGCGGGAATTGAAAAATATTTGAGGTGATAATATGTTTAAATTTGATAATCAAGAGATCGATGAAGCGAATTTAATAACTAATATAAAAAATGCATATAATGATCAACTTAATTATATGGGAGTAACTGATGGAGATTTAACCCGTTTTTCTTGGTCACAAAATAAACACATAAACATTACTTTTATTAAAATCCATTCAGAATTCACAATTGGAAAGGCTAGGTCCTATCTCTTCTTTGCTGAAGAAAGTGCCATTGACAATATTAAGTACGTTGATCTATATAAAAAAACAGACTCTTTTGATTTCGAAAATTTCTATCAGGAATCCGAAAAGTTGGCATATATTTCCAAGCATAATTTGTTAAAAATAACTCCTCAAAAAGTTATCAAGAATAGTTTACAAATTATTTCTTTAACCGAGAACTCTAATGAATCAAAGTTAATACAAGATATTAAAAGATTCGGAAAAGATTTTGCTAAACATGAATATAATTCTACAAAATCTTCCCTGGAATCTCGAGGGACTATTGAAAAATTTCCAACATTAAATAAACAAATATTTGTAGATAAATATCATTTCGATGACATGCTCCGTAAAATTAATGATAACCAATTTACGGATGAATTTAATCAATGCCTATTTGCATATGAAAATCAAAAATGGTTCATATGTGCAGCTGGTTTTGGAAGTTGTCTAGAACATTTGATGTTACTAACACTGCAAAATTATGGAAAAGAAAAACAGCTAGGTTATAACCCAACTGCTAGCAATTATTTAAAAGCATTTACTAAAGAACCTATCAACCTAGAATCTAGACAACTAACATACATTGACACCTTATTTAGAATTAGAAATTCCGTTGATCATCATAATTCTGGTTATACTCAAAAAATGATTTGTGATCAATTAATGGAAGGAATAACTAATGTATTTAACGAGTATTATGTAACAAGTTTATCGGCTAAATAATTGTATTAAATTTGATAAGTTATTGGCATCTTTAGCATCAGCAGAGTCATAATTGATGACACCGTTTGAATCGGTATCATAATATCTGTAATTTTTATCCATTGGTAGACAATCTAAATTGCGCTCATCTCTATAAAAAAGTAATGCGTCCAAGAGTATTTCTTTTTCTTCTTCTGTCATTAGATTGTCCCCCATCCTTTAATAATTCATCTATTTGCGTCTATTTTAACAAAACAACTTAAGCTATGCACTTCCCATTCCGATGATTTAATACGGTTCGACTCCGTATGTGGGAAATAGTAGTTAATTTAATAGATTTAACTACACAGCAAAAAAGCCACATCCCCACTCGCCAAGTAAGATGTTAGAACGCGATTGGCCGATCATTGCAGCTAACATCCCTGGTATTTTCTTAGGATTTTTTACATTCTATACCGCGTTACATTAATACTTTATTTACAAAGGAGCGAATAGTTTATGGAAACGAGTATTATAGCTATCATTGGAATAATTATATTTTTAATTGGAGCATTAACAACAACTCTTGGCAGAACTTTAACTATTTTACGTTTCTGTTTTGGTGATCGTAGTATATTTACACAGATGTTTTGGGGAATCATCTTTATCTGCATTGGCTTATTTTTAATAATACTTGGCAGCCCTCAGCTTAGGTAATATCTTTTCCCCACTCCGGTGACTAGATACAGTCCGACTCTGTATGTGGGAATTAAAAAAGCACTCCAAATTTGGAATGCTAAGGAGGTGAATATATTGAGTGAAAAAGAAACTAGAATCTTACGCCCACAAGATGGACATAATTTTGAGAACAAGAGTTTAGCTAAGCCTAGAACTACTTCTGCAAAACCAGCTCCGACTCCAACACCTAAAACTAAAAAATAATCACATATGATTTAACTTTATTTTTATAATCTATAATAATAGAGTTTAAATCGTTTTCTTCATAAAGTCTTCTGGCAGTTTCAATGGAATAAATGTGTTCTGCTTGACCATAGAGTTCTATTTGTTGATTTCCTTGATCATCAACATTCCTAACATAACCTGAAGCAATATATTTGTTATCAAAATCAAACGAAATCAAAAATTGTTCCTTATCCTTAAAATTTTGAGATAGAGAATGTTCTAACGTCCCCATATTATCGTAGAGGTTTACATTTAATTTGTTTGCTATCATTTGTGAAGATTTATTATATACAATAAATAGCAAAAAATAAAAAACAGTAATAATAATTGCACTCACAAACATTGCAACAATACTATTTTTCCAAAAATAACTACTAAGTGTCGCTGAAAGTCCTGAATTAATTAACGACAAAATAATCAAAGTTATCTGTCTATCGGAATCATTTTGAAAGTTAAATAATCCAAACGGCCTTAATACTATATATGAAATAAATCCCGGTACTAAATAAATTAAATTATCCATTCTTGGCCCCTCTCTAAACATTTGTATAGTACAAGTATATACCAAATGAGGGTTCAAAAAAAGCCACATCCCCCACCGACCAAAGTTTGGGATGTAGCTTGTGACTGTAAAACCACGCGGGGGTGGTCTCTTTTGTATTGTCTATTTTAGCATTAAGGACTACTTCCGAAAAGAGAACGGAGGTTCGCCAATATGGCATCATTTGAAAAAAGAGGTAAAAGAACTAGAGTTGTCGTATCTGTCATGCAGAGTGGCGTACGACGTAAGGTATCTAAAACATTTGATACAAAGAAAAAAGCTAAGGATTGGGCAATTATGATGGAAGCTGATAAGCTTCAAAACAGAAGCATAATAGCTTCTAGTATGACATTTGCCGATTACTTTAAAATGTGGATGGAGACTTACAAGAAAAACGATATAAGACTGTCAACTTATAATACTTATATTTCAACATTAAGACACATAAAAGAATCGTTTGATGGGATTACCCTTGAAAACTTAACGTACTCCCTTCTACAATCTAGACTTGATACCATCGGTAAAACACTTTCTAAAGGCACTATGACTTTGATTGTGTCTAGAATTAAAGCTTGCCTAAAAGATGCTCTTTACGACAAATATATTTTAGATGATATCTTCACACGGCTTAAACCACATGGTATAGAACGTAGCAAAAAAACTAACGCTTTATCCGTTACAGAATTTGAAAAATTACAGGATTATTTATATCACTCTAAATTAGATAAAGCTAGCCTTGCGATCCTTGTAGCATTAGAAACAGGAATGCGAATTGGAGAAGTGCTAGCCTTGCAGTACAAGGACGTCTCTATTCCCTTTAACAACATTCATGTTAATAAATCACGTTCTGGGAATATCGTTGGCAAGCCTAAAAATAAAAATTCTGTGCGTGATATAAAAATAACTAATGAGCTAGCTAATATAATCAGCAATGAAAAAAACAATAGTACAGAATTTATTTTTAATTGCAGACGTCAAACAGTAAGAAATCGTCTCGATTCACTAATAAGCAAGTTAGATTTACAACCAATAACTATTCATGGACTTAGACACTCACACGCCTCTTATTTGCTTTATAAGGGTGTTTCAATTAACTACGTTTCGGCTAGACTTGGTCACGCAAATACCAGCATTACTCAAAAAGTTTACGCCCATATGCTTAAGGAAGAGAAGACCCGTGAACAAGATAAAACGATAGAAATATTATCAGTGTCCCCAAATGTCCCCAAAGCGATAAACAAATGTTGA